GTGGTTTTGGTACAGAAGCTGAAATGGGAGTGGATGCCAAACACATGATTCATTTAAGTATGACAGAAGGTATGGATGGAAACTGGCCTTTTGGTAATAGTTTATTGGATCCAGTTTACAAAACCTACATACAAAAACAATTACTGGAAGACAGTATAATTATATATCGTGTACAACGAGCTCCTGAAAGACGTGTGTTTTATATTGATACAGGAAATATGCCTGCTCACAAGGCTATGAGTTTTGTAGAACGTGTAAAGAATGAAATACACCAAAAACGTATACCTACTAGAAGCGGTGGGGGTAGTAGTGTACTAGATGCAAGTTATAATCCATTAAGCATTATGGAAGATTATTTTTTTGCACAAACTGCTGAAGGTAGAGGAAGCAAAGTAGAAGTGTTGCCAGGTGGTGATAATTTGGGCGAAATAGACGATTTAAAATACTTTAACAACAAAATGATGCGAGCTTTAAGAGTTCCTACAACTTATATCAGTACAGGTCCAGAAGATAGTACAGCAGTTTATAGTGATGGTAGAGTAGGAACTGCATTTATAAGTGAATTTCGTTTTACAAAGTACTGTATGCGATTACAAAATAATCTTAGTAGATATTTTGATAAAGAATATAAAATGTACTTAAAATGGAAAGGTATTAATATAGATACTAGTATTTTTAATTTATGTTTTAACGAACCACAGAACTTTAGTGCTTATAGAGAGGTTGAATTAAACAATAGTTTAGTAGGTGTATTTGGTAGTATAAGTGAAGTTCCTTACATTAGTAGACGTTTTGCATTAAAGAAATACCTACAATTAAGTGAAGATGAAATTGTTGAAAATGAAAAAATGTGGCAAGAAGAACAGGCTGATGAAGTAGATAGTTCAGACATAGAAGAACCAGGTTTAGGAAATGTAGGAGGAAGACCTCTTGAACAAGGAGGAGTAGACTTAGAGGGTGCTGACGAAGAACCCATAGAAGATGCAGGTGCTCCGGGAGATGCAGGTAGTGATGCAAGTCCAATTAGTGGAGCAGAAGCCATACAACCGGTAGGACCTACACCAACAGGAGGACAAAATAATGCTGCTTAAAGAAGAGTATGATGAGACTAAAGACCAAAGCATAAGTAGATCCTATAAAAAGGATGTTAGAAAACAAATTATAGGTTTGAGAGATTTAAATAAATTAAGAAAATTACGAGAAAAGAAAAATTTAGATATGGAAAAACGAAGAGATGTATACAAAATGATGTATGCTAGACCTAAAGAGGCGCCACCTGATTTAGGTTAATTTAAATAATTCCAGTCTTTTTCGCCCAAAATTAGCCCATTTGAAACATATTTCTACCTTCTTGAGTAAATAATACTACAGTTTTGTTGTCTATTTTTTATAGGAGCTTATAATGACTACACGAGATAAACTAGAAAAAGTACTCGAATATATTATAAACGAGGAATCAGAAAAAGCGAGTGATTTGCTCCATGATGTTTTTGTGGAAAAGGCTCGTACAGTTTATGAAGATTTAATGGGTCAAGATGAAGATCTTGAAGACTATGAGGAAGAAATTTCCAGTGACGAAATTGCTGAAGAAGAAGATGAAGAAGAAGACATGGAAATGGACATGGATGATGCTACAGCTGATGTAGCTGATGATATGGCTATGGATGTAGAACCAGAAATGGATGATGAAGGTGATGCACCTGATGAAATTGAAAGCAATTTTGAAAAAGTGGAAGACGCTATTGAAGAACTACGCCAAAGCTTCCAGGCAATTTTAGGCGGTGAAATGGAAGAACCAGAAGGCGATGACATGGAAGACGAAATGGGAGCCATGGATAGTTCAGAAGAAGATATGATGGATAGTTTAGAAAATGAAGAAGAAAATGTAGACGAAGAAGTAGAGCTAGATGAATCTGATGACGAAGATGAAGATCTAGAAGAAGACTACGACTATGTAGATGAAGCAGCAATTAGACCTAAACATGCAGAAAAGTTAAAAGGCAAGAAAAAAGCTGCAGAATATCAAAGAGATCAAGCAGTTGAGCCTAAAGGAAAAGGCAAAAAGAAAACAGACGAAGCTTATGAGATGGTAGATGAAGCAGCAACTTTAACTCAAGTTAAAATGCCTCATAACACTAGTGAAAAAAGCACAAGCCCTGTTGCAAAAGGCTCAAACAAACCAGGTGGAACAGTAAGCCAAAGCATGATGAAAGACGGTGGTGGTGAAGGTAAAAAATTGGCTACATCAGCTAAAGTTATGAATACTGGTAATGTAAATGTTCCAGGAGCAAAACAAAAGCTACAAAGTGTTGCAACACCTAAAAACAGTGATGCAGCAGGTAATACCACTAGCCCTAATAACGGAATGTAATAATGTCTGTAGCATTAAGAGAACAACTGAGTTTTGATAGAGCTGGGATGACTGTAGAGAGTGTTACTACAGAATCAGGGGAAAAGAAATTGTACATGGAAGGAATCTTTATTGAAGGTGGTGTAAAAAACCAAAACAAAAGAGTGTATCCTGTGCAAGAAATTAATAAAGCAGTTGGATCTATTAATGAAAAATTGAAGTCAGGCTATAGTGTGTTGGGTGAGTTAGATCATCCAGATGACTTACAAATTAATTTGGACAGGGTATGCCTACAAATTAATGAAATGAAAATGCAAGGAAACAACGGAGTAGGTAAATTGCAAGTTTTACCTACTCCAATGGGAAACATAGTCAAAGCCTTGCTTGAGAGCGGAGTTAAATTAGGAGTAAGTTCAAGAGGAAGTGGCAATGTAGCTGAAGATGGTACTGTTAGTGATTACGAAATTATTACAGTAGACATGGTTGCTCAACCTAGTGCGCCTAATGCTTACCCTACTCCAATTTATGAACGTTTACAGCGAAGTAAAGATGTTGTATCTTTAGCTGAAGCAATACAACATGATAAAACGGCTCAAAACTTTTTTAAAAAAGAAATGGTCAAATTTATTCGGAACCTAGATATTAGGAGAAATTAATGAAAAATGCTTTCGAAGAACTTTTAGGTTCTGAGGTTTTATCAGAAGAAGTTAAAACAACTCTTAGTGAAGCTTGGGAGTCCAAATTAACAGAAGCTAGGCAAGAAATTAAAGCTGAGCTTCGTGAAGAATTTGCCCAACGGTATGAACATGACAAACAAACCATAGTTGAGTCAATGGATCAAATGTTAACAGATGCTATCCAAGCTGAGTTGACAGAGTTTCAAAGTGACAAGCAAAAAATGATTGAGGCTACTGTAGCATATAAGCAAGGTATCCAAGAACATGCTAAGGTTTTAGATAAGTTTGTACTTGAAAACATGGCTAAAGAGATGAAAGAACTTTATGCTGATAAAAAGTTGCAAGAACAAAATTTTAAGAAGTTGGAAAATTTTGTTTTAAAACAGCTAACCACAGAGCTTAACGAATTTTATCAAGATAAAAGAGCTCTCGTAGAACAAAAAGTTAAATTAGTACGTGAAGGCAAAAAAATGATTGCTGAAACACGACACCAATTTATCAAACGAGCAGCTGAAAAGATTGAGAAGCTTGTGGAGTCCACAGTACGTACAGAAATGACTTCTTTACGTGAGGATATCAAACAAGCAAGAGAAAATAATTTTGGTAGAAAGATTTTTGAAACTTTTGCAACAGAGTTTATGACAAGCTATCTTGCAGAAGGAACAGAACTTGCCAAAATGAAAAAGAAGTTGGAAGAATCAAACCAAATGATTCAGCAACAACGAGAACAACTTTCTGAAGCAACGGATGCAGTTAATTTAGTGGAAAGTAAAATAAAGGTAGTTGAAGGTCGTGCTTTGCGAGAAAAAACTATGAATGAATTACTTTCACCACTTAACAAAGATCAACGTGAAATTATGTCAGATCTTTTGGAAAGTGTTCAAACAGACAATTTAAAAGTCGCTTACCAAAAATATTTACCAACTGTTCTTAAAGAGAATAAGAAAGTAGATAAAAATGAGTCTAAAGTGAATCTTGTTGAATCAACAGGAAAGCGAGAGATTACTGGAAATAAACCTTCTTTGAATGAGGCCAATACCAGTGATAAAAATGATTTAGTTTACATTAGAAAACTAGCCGGTTTAGAATAAGGAGACTAACAAATGGCAGATTTATTTGAATCAAGAAACTGGCAGTCCACCAAAGAAGCTCTTTGTGAGGGATTACAAGGAAACAAGAGAACTGTAATGGAAAGTACTCTTGAAAACACAAAGAAATATTTGATGGAACAGGCCACTTCAGGTGCAACCCAAGTTGGTAATATTGCACCATTAAACAAGGTTATTTTACCAGTCATTCGACGTGTAATGCCAACCGTTATTGCTAACG